TAAGGTTCTCCGTTTGCTTCAAAAGTAAGTGAGTACTGGTTAGCATCCGAGAATGCAGCTCCAGTAGTTCCAGCACCTCCTGTTAGAGTTGCTCCTCTATATCGTCCTACGTAGAAGAATTTTCCTACGTTGTCGTCAGCACCATTTGCGGTCTGAACTACGATTTTCAAGTCAGGTGATTGTGCAAGCACTTTCACTTGATTTCTTAAAGAAGCATCTAATTTTGGAAATGCCACGTTGATTGTTTGTACATAATGCACGGTTCCATTTTCTAACGATGGAGTTGGTGTTTCGGTATAATCACCTACACCTCTCTGAAGATTCAATTTAAAGAAAGTTCCAGATCCATTAATGTCAGAAATAGCACCTGCACTATCGGTAATAGAGCTTACAGATCCAGATAAAATATAGATAGCGTCAATACCACCAATATTATCTCTACATTGTAAACTTATACCTGAAGTTAAACTACATGCCATTTTTTATATGTTTTAAATTAGTTAAAAAAAAGGCCGACCAATAAGCCGGCCCTTATTATTGCTTCTTATAAGTTATTTGTAAGAATATACTCAGGGAAAGCTACAGCAACACCTAACTTATGTTTTAGACGGTGTTTAAGCTGATCTGAGTTGATATCGTAGAACAACTGGAAGTTGTCGATATCTTCTAAAGAATCTGTACCTACCACAGCATAAGCATCAGGCATTAATACGATTCTTCCACCTGTAATACCAGGAGTACCTACTACTTTTACGTTAGCAAAAGGATACTGAGACATTAAAGTACCTTGAGCAGCTCTTGATCCATCTACTGAACCATCGTAATAGTTGTTAGTTTTACGAAGTGCAGCAATGTACTGACGGAAGTTAGAAACTGACATCCAAATTGTCAAATCATCACGGTCTGCAATATCAGAAGGAATATCAGCGATATAAGCATCTAATACGTCTAATGCAGTAGTAGAAGTAAATGATCCTGTTCCTTCAGGAACTAATACAGATCCAGAAGCTACAGAAGTAAGACCGCCAAGGTTAGAAGAGTTCCACAACCAAAGGTCGTCGTCTTTCTTCATTTGATTTACAATCTGAGATGTGTAAACTTCAGCTAATTTGAAAGTTTCATTATAACTCCCCGCATCTAAAGCAGAGATACCTAAGTATTTAGGGTTAAGTTGATCCAAGCAAAGACCATCGAAAGAAGTTCTTTGGGTAACAGTAATAGTTTTTTGAGTTGCAGTGAAAGACCCAGAAGGAGTCGATACGCAATCTCCAGTTTGAACTACTAATGTAGTGTCAAAAATGTTAAGTGGCTCTTGATATTTGATTCCAGTTTGGATAGGAAGCACAGAAGTAGTATATCCTTCGAATACCATTCTTGGTACTACTTTACCAGCTACCTCATTTGAGAAATCATTTAAAGCCGAGACATTTAATGCCATAGTGTTTAAATTTTATAGGTTATTTACGTTTATTTAAAATTGCGTCTAATTGTGCTTTTTTAAAGTTGTAGTTAGTAGATAAAAAATCTAACGAACTTCCTTCTTTAGCAAATTTAGACTCTTTTGTTGGTTGGGCAGCTGGAGCACTCATATGCTCTTTCATTGCTTCCTCAATCTCAGCCATTTTCTTTTTCATAGCTTCGATTTCTGGTGCTACTACTTCAGCAATTGCCTCAATAATAGCTTCTTTTACATCACCGTCCTCCATAGCAACCTCTTCGATTACTTCTTCTTCGGCCAGTTCTGTTTTATTCTCTTCAGTAGTTGTTTCTTCAGCAGCCATTTCTTGTTCTGCTAATGAACCATCTCCTTCTGAGTCTGGGTGATGAACACCGGTTATAATACCTTCACCATCAACGGTGATTACAATACCTGATTCTGTGGTATGTTCCCCGGATGGAGCTAACACATGTTCACCAGACTCTGTAATAACATGTAAAGTTTGTCCTACTTCGAAATCTCCATCTACCATATTGGTAATTTTGGTTCCATCAGCAAGAGTAGCTTCAGTAAAAGATTGCTCTTTCACTTCTTCGTTATTTTCAGTTGTAATATTTTCCGTCAAATTAAAGTATTTTTTAACCAATGTTTTTAATTCCTCTTTGTTCATAAGAAAAAATTAATAGGTTAATAAATAATTACACTATCTTTGTGATAGCCTTAATATTCATAAATAGGTAGAGTAACTAAGACCGAGAGTTTTACTTTTTTTCGTAACTTCCTAAGTATGTCTTCTGGTAGTCTGGGTTGTAAACTATATTTAATCTTGGTCTAAGTTTTGCTATCCAATACTTTTCTCTTTGTAATCTCTTTCTTTTACTATCTATCTCTTCTAACAGAATAGCATAAATTACAAATGCTCCTTTGTGTTTCATATTACCCTTAAAATCACTGTTTCTATGCTGTTTTATTCTGTGTTCATACTTATCGGTACTACCTACATATAAACCTTTAGTAGTTACAAGCAGATACACTCCTTTACGGTCTCTACCAAACATTGCCTGTTGAGCTTTTTGAACATCCTTACTCCAACGTTTAGGATTATCCTTTCTCCATTTGTGAGCCGTATGTTTAGTCATCTTTTCATAATGGCATTTGCGACAGTAATTGTATGTATACGTTTTTGCATACTTACTTTTTATTGTATAGTATTCTGTTATGGGTAAGTTTTTACCACACTTTGTACATATTTTTGTTTCCATGTTATTTGTTTTTACAGTTATTTCCATGCCACCTATAAAAGTTTCCTGAACCAGATCCAGATATAGTTTTACCACAATGTGGACATGTCAAAGAAATTGTTCTTCTTATTTTTACACTTCCAGGTATCTCTGAATATTTTCTACCCTCTATCAAACTTGTCATAGTATATAAAGAAACGTTATACCTTTTTGCCAGATCGTTAGCTGATAGAGTTTTGTTTTGTTTATACTCCTCTCTTATACATATCACCTGTTCTTGTGAAAACTTTCTGGTTGTACCTATAGAAGCTTTTCTGTAGTCATTATTAGCTACTTGCTTGGCTATAGCCTCTTTTGTACAGCTTTTAGGGTTTTGTACTAAGACTGTATACCAGTATGGGTCTTTATCAACGTGATATCCTTTCTCTGCTTGTAACTCTCGTTCGATATCACTTACGGTAAAGATGTCTGTATATTCACCAAGGATAATCATTTCTCCTTTATCTCTCTGAAAATGCTGTCTCTGAGAGAAGTTCATAGTTACACCTACTTTCTTACCTACAATCTCGTATAAGTAAAAAACTACATCACCTAATGATTGTACTTTCTGAAGGATTTGTTTACTTACTTCCATATCTTAATAATCTAAACATATATAATCTCCTACAGAGAAAGAGTTAAATGTTAACTCATCAACCTGAGCTTTATTATCTACATCCAGTCTGAAGTAATAATTGTACTCAAGGTAGTAATCGTTCCATTCACTGTAACCACCAAGAATTACACCGCAAATATCTTCTTGCTTAGAACAAGAGGTTAATAATACTATAAAGCTTATTAACAAGTATACTATCTTTCTCATCTTATTCAAATATTTTATCAAACTCTTTAACTCTATCTATAACTATCTCTTTATCTATATCTATACCTTTATCTATATCTATATCTATATCTATAATGGCATCGTTTAGCATACTTGAGGATGCTTGAGCATGCTTAGGCATACTATTCCATCTACTTTCTGCTGCTTTTTTAGCTTTTTCTTTACGTGCTTGAGCTTGCTCAAGGTTAAACTTGTTTACTCGAGCATACTCATCTAATGCTATAGCATACATACCACTAACGTAAGCATCCTTAGGCATGCTTGAGCATACTAAAGCACGAATAAGCATTCCAAGTTGTTCGTCGTTTAAGGATTTGTTTTCAATCCATTCTTTTTTAATTAACGACCATTTTTTTTCTTTATTATTTACCATGTTATTATGTTTAAAAATGAAACCCCTTACAAGGCCGGTGAGAGACGGACACTTATAAGAGGCTTCTAAAAATACTATACAGGACTCTCACTTCCTTTATTATAATTATCACGGTTTACCCAAAAACCTATGATACAGTGTAATTTTTTTTTACTTTGTTATTTCTGTCATATACTTTTCCAATCCTCTGATATCAGCTCCTACCTTAAGCATAACATCCCACGGAAGATCTTCTTTAATCATACGTTGTGAAAACATACGATACAACTCTTTTGCTTCTTGATAGGTAAGTTTCTCATCAACTATACCCCAAAACTTTTTTTCTGCTTGT